AAAGATGTAGTATTACACACAACGCTTGTGCAAACACTGTATTAAATGCAATAGAAAATTAAATAAACTACAAACTTGGCTAATATGGTGTTTTGCACTTTGTTAGCCACTATTAAAATTACATTATGAATTGGATAGAATCAGAAACAAAACCAGAAACAAACAAAGTAGTATTATGCTACTCTAATGATTATAACGGGGAAACTCCTTTTTTAGCTTTTTGGAACGGGGTATCATGGATAGATAAAGATTATGACCACTATGATGATGATGGTTTTTCAATAATTAGAGAAGATGTAACTCATTGGATTGAGTATGAAATACCTAATTGTGGCTAACATATCGCTAAACACACTTCCAAAAGTGAACCACCTTTTAATATGTTTAAAAGGTGGTTTTTTGTTGTGAAATAGTTTTTACCTTGTTTTTTGTAGGTTACAAAAGTGAACCTATTTTTTAGCCTTTCTTAAACCTCTCATTTTAGCTTTTTCAAAACTTCTACCTCCAATGTAAACAGATATTACACCACTCCAAGTAAAAAGAAAATACTCCATCAATGCTGTAGAATGTTTTATTAATGTTTCTGAATTACTAAGATTAGAAAGAACCCATAACCTAACACCAAACACCTCACTAATAACCACAAATAAACCTGTGTAAATTATCATAGGTCTAGCGTTCCTAACAAAAGAAGAACCAGAAGCCATCTCATTAGTTACTAAATCGTGAGCTATTTCTGCTTTTTTATCTTTATTAACAACAGCTTTATCTATTATGTTTAAGCCTTTGTCAGCTATTTTTTCAGCTCCTTTTTTACTAAACATCACTTATCTTTTATCTTTTCTTCAATAATAGCAATCTTCACATCTTGCTCGTGAGTTTTCTTTTTTAGGTAGTCTATTTTACCTAATAAGTCTTTAACAGTATAAACAATTAAAGCCATTAGTAAACCACCACCAGTTAGAAAAGCTATTATAGGGTGTTCTTCCATTAATATAACTCGTAAATAGTTCTACCGTTTTTTTTGATAGCTCTCATTACTTTTAATCTGTTCTTACCTTCACTAAAAGAAACATGAACCCAATCAGGGTTATTATCGTCTCCAAATTCCCAAATTAATTGATCGAATATTAAATTGTTTTTTATCCAATAGAATATTTGAGAGTTATCAATTTTACCGTAATAATCAGCGTCTAAATCTAAAGCTTCACCTTTCATGTGTTGACTTGTTTTAGATCCGCCTATAGCTTTGTTTAGTTCTTTTGATCTGTAACCACTAGAAACATAGATAGCTGTTTTAAAATAATCTCTTAAAGGTTGAAATATTTCGTTAGCTGTTACTTGTAAGTTGTTTAAATGTTCTTCTGTAGGTTCATTTGATAAACCCAATCTTTTAGCGGTTTGACTCACTAAAACCTCACTTAAATTTAAGTTTTTACTCAGTTTCATTTTTTTTAATCTTTTCGCTTATCCAGTCGTATATCTTGAACAAAATATAAACAGCTCCTCCAAGTTGAGAAACAAAAACCGCTAAACTAGAAATGTTATCCATATTTATAGCATCAAAAAAAATCTTTACCCAATCAGGGACTTTTACCACTAATAACACTGTTAATATTGGTTTAACATATTCGCTCATAATTGCCTTAATATCATGGTGAATGTTAATTATCATTTTAATCTATTTCTGGTAAAGGATCAAAAGTAGGCTCATAAATGTTAATGTAATCTTCTTCTGAAACTTCTTTTATTGCTGCTGAATTAGGATCTACTACCATACCCATAGGTAAAGACGGCAAAACATAAACTAATTTCCCATTTTTAAAACGTTTATAACCATGTTCGCTTCCTCTTGATTTTTTTCTAGCGTCTATCAAAATTTGATAAGTAACATTTTCAACATCATCAAAATTAAGCTCTGTTAATTGGTTTATAACTTCCACGTTAGAAGGGCTAAGTTTTGCCGTCATGTCATAAATAAGGTAAACAATAATTTGCAAGCCCATAATTATATTTTTTTCCAAACGTTATTATTCCAATATGTTAACCCACCCGTATTAGATGTCGAGCCTGTGGCTGTTTTTAAGGTGTCACTTACAACATCAAAACCGCTTCCCTCGTTACACAACCAAAAGTCGTTTTGTATTTTAAAGTTATAAAGATCAAAGTTGCCAGAACCAATAACAAATGGTGAATTGTCGCCACTGTCGGGTCTGTTTATCCCTAATTCGGTTAACTCTAAGTTGTTATTTATGTATACAAAAACATCGTCGCTAATAAACTCAACCCTTATATTTACTATTGTATTTTGAAAATCATTAACAAATCCGTTGTATATTTCAAAATTCTGTGATCCTCTTAACCTTAACCGTAGGCTGTCGATGATATCAACTCCGTTATCTTGTATAAATAGTCTTATTTGGTCGCTACTACTAGAAAAAACCCTTCCGATAATTTCAATACTCGTTGCCCCAACAAATGTTGTGGGCACCATGTTTACCTCATAGCTAAAATCAATAAGATCATTACTTAAATCAGAGTAGGTATCAAAAGTATTTACTTGGTCATTATTAACGCTGTTAAGCCTTAATAAATAATCAAAATCCCTGTGCCTACTTGCTAAAATCCCCGAATTTATCATATTAGTAAACTTTGTAAACTTCACCAGTTAAACCAAAAGAATTATCTGGTAGCCTTCTAACTAACAAAGAATCACCTAATGTTGTGCTTCCTGTAATTGCACCAAATATATTAACACCGATACCACCAATAACATCAACTCCATCAGCATCACCTATATTTATTTCAAATGCTTCTCCAACATTTAAAGAACCTGTGTTAATAGTAAACTCACATAAAGCTCCAACACCATAAACGTTAAATGTAGTGTCTGAATCTGTTGAAACTATAACTTTAGGTGTTGAATTAACTAATGTTTGTGTTAACGCTTTATTTGTTTTTGTGGCTAATTGATTTTGGTTTACATAATTAGCATCATTAACTAACTCACTAACATTATCCCCACTTTCTAAAGCTCCAATATCGTCAGGAGTAGGATAAGATAAAACAGGGTTTTTAGGGTCTGCGTTGTCAACACCATCACCCGTTACAGTTTGAACTCCATTAGACCCATTTAAAGCGGGTGTACCTACCAATACTTTTATAGCCATTTATCTTACTTCTAATTTTCCACTAATAACACTAACACCGTCAACAAAGTAAATTTTATAATCATATTGCCCCCTGTCTAGTGTTAAAGTGTCTATATTAATCCAAAGCTTGTTATTATCATCATCAACACCTTTTACCAATTCACCAGATAAAGTAGAGCCGAGAAAGTATTCACACCCGTTAAGGGTTACCAATAAATCAAATTCGTAATTAGTTAAGTCTATTGGTGTATCATTTCCGCAATCATCAGAATCAAAGAAACAAAAAGGAGCGTTATCTGTTACTAAAGGTCTTTGTGATTCACCTATTATATTAAATTCGTTTACTTCGCTTGGTATAGTTAAAGTTTCTATCATAATGTTAACAAGCTTTTGCCTTTAAAATCTGTTCCACAACAATCGTCACAATCATAACAAGGGTAATCTGTTGGATTGTCTTTTAAAAGTGTTATAATACGCTTAGAATAAGCTTCTGCGTTCTGTTCGTTGTACTGTTTAGTGTATTTCTTTTCTGTTTCTGTTAGTTGTGTTATGTTATCACCTGCAAACTTTACTAACCCATCATTAGAGCTATGAATCATTGAGTTTGATACGTATTTAGAATAAGAATAATAAACTAAATAAGGTTTGACTAACTCCATTAATGTTTTATCAGCATCAGTAAAAGTATTAGAACATTTACGATCTTCTAACCCTGTTACACAATCATCACCAATCAATTCTCTTAACTGCCAGTTTTGAGCTGAAATAATATGTTGATTGTATTTCTGTTCGGTTACATTATCAGATAAATCTAATAAATCTCTAACATCTTGTATATTTATTAAAGGTGTATCCATTAGTTAGACATTAATTCTTTACGTTGATAATACCAATCTTCAAAAAGTCCTATTTCTATTTCTTTAGGTTGTTTAGTTTCATCTAATTCAATAACACTTACACCTAAATCATAATCAAAAGTAGTAACCTTATAACCACCTTTTGAGATTAATTCTAAAACAAACTCTCTAGTATCTCCGCACCAAGTTTGAAAAGGTTTAAAATCTCTAGTTTCGTGAATAGGTAGCTTAGGCATTGAATGAGTAATAATTATTTTACCCTCTTCATTAATGTTTTTAAGAGCTTGTTTAAAATAACTAGCCAAATCTTTGTAATGCTTAGAATCATTAATTACAATTAAATCAAACTTCTTTTTAGTGTTGTTTTTTTGTATGTCTCCACGTTTAACAGGATAAACCCATGATCTAGGAAACAACTTAGTATCATACTTATCTATTCCGTGTTTTTCTCCTTTAATTCTATCATAGAACATTGAAGGATTACCAACACCAAAGAATAGTATTTTTTCAACACCTAAAGAGTTTATATAATTAATTGTATTCAGCATCTATTACAGCTTTTACTTTCCTTAAAAAACTTTCTTTGTTACAAATTGAATGAGTTACCCTAGCTCCACTTACCTTTTTATACTCTTCATTCAATTCAGTATAAATCTTTTGTTCTTCTAAAGACATACGGCAAGAGGATTTAAACCCCTTAACCGTAATGTATAGTCTTTCTAACTCACTCATTAAGGAGCAGGTGTTTCAAGTCCGATGATATAGTTTAAAGTATCTTCGTAACCAGTACCAACATCTAACAACTTATAAGGAGCATCTGTTTCTTGACCGATAAAACCTAAAGTAGATAATACAGAAGAATCTGCTGTTTGACCTCCTTCATCAATAGTACCAGCTAAATAATCCATTCCGTTATTTTGTCCTAATACTAAGAAAGTTTGGTTAGGTTTTTCAACAATAAAAACTAAGTTAGTAGCTTTTACCATCTCTGATAACCAAGTAATATCAGGGTCAGTATCAACGATTGTACGAAGGTTTAAAGTAGGTTGAAAATAAACGTTTCCACCATCATTTTTAACACCGTCAGTAGTAAAGTCATGAGCAAATTTCTCTGCATCAATTCTAAAAGCTTGCAATCCACTTTGAACTGTAATAGCTGAAATTGTTGAGCCTGTTTCTGTGTATGCTAATTTAGTACCATCAGAAGCGGTTAGGTTTAAAGCCCATACAGTAGGGCGTAATCCTCCAATCTGTGCTTTTGCGTCACAGCTTGTTGTTTTAGGATTAGATAATAGACAAGACATAATTTTTAAATTTTTCTTTTACGTAAAATAAAATTTGTTATTTTGTCAAATATACAAAATATTATTTTGTTATATTGTTGAGTCGTTTTCGCTAACGCTTACAGCATTTTGAACATCATTAATCTCTGATACCGAAACTTCAAACCTTTGAGATTCTAAAGCATTTATTAAGGCTTCCTGTTGATTAACTTGATTATCTACATTACTTGTATCTACCTGTTGAGGTGTATTTGGTATTGTAGGAGTTGAAACGTTTGGAGTAGAACCTCCACCAGAGCCACCAGAAACATCTGTGCTTTTTATTTTTGCTATTTGTGCTGCTCCTAACCCACCAACAACAGCAGCTTGAGGTATCGCTAAAGCTCCACCTGTCGCTAGTGTTTTGGTAACCGCTTGAGCTGTGTTTATCCCTGCTGCTGCTATAGCTAGAAATTTACCCGCTTTAGTTTCTTCTCCTACAATTTTACCAGCTAATTCAACTGCTGATTTAGTAAGGTTTAAACCATCTTGTAGTCTTTGTTTTCTTATGCTTTCACGTTTCTTTTCCTCTTCTGATATTTGTTTAGTCTCCTTTTCTCTTAGTTTATCAAATTCTGCATCTGCTTTTTCTTGTATCTCTATTTGCCTAGCTAATGATTGTTCTTTTAACAGTTGTCTTTCAACCTCTGTTAACTCTTCATTCATTAAAAGCTGTTCTAACTTAAATTTTTCTACTTCTATTTCAGCGTTAGCTCTTTCTTGAATTCCTTCAATATCTTTTAATCCTTGTTCTTCTCTGAATAAAGCTAGGTTAAATTCTGCTTGTTGTTGTGCTTTTAAATCTGCTTGTACTTTATTGTTTGCTGTTGTTATTTCTGTTTGAATCCTTCTATTTGCGTCAGCTCTTTGCTTTTGAACTCTAATTAAATCAGCTTGTAATTGAGCCTCTTCTCTTAAATCGTCTTTAGTAGAATTAGATAGAGAGTTTTCTTCTTGTTTAGCTTTTAGTCTTTCTGTTGCTAACTCTTCTTCTTTCTTAAATAACTGATCGTTTAAAGTTTGTGCTTCTCTTAAAAAAGCTAATCTTTCTGCATCTGTGTTGTTTTCCTCATCTTTAGCTTTTAACCTTAATTCTGCTACTTGTGTTTCTAATTTAGCACGTTCAACTAATTGATCTCTTTCTGCTTTGTCTAGTTTAGCCTGTCTATCACTTAAACTGTTTGCTGTTTCTAGTCTTTTTTCTGCTTCTTCTTGAACTTTTTTATACCCTTCTTGAATTTTACCTAAAGCATCATCAACACCTGTAGTAGCTTTTACCGTATTATTAGCAAAGTCTACCATGTTTTTTGTTATATCTGTCGTTGCTGTGTCAATGTCTTTTTGAACTTGTTCAACATCAATTTCTTTTCCTATTATTGGAACATCAGCTAAAGCTAGTTTGATTTTACCAGCCATAATTTTAAAGGTGTTAGCTATAATGTCTTTTCCATTACCCAACAAATCAACAAAACCAGTAAAACGGTTTATTAAGTTTTCCTTTATTAAAGAACTAAAATTTATCAAAGCTTCTCTAGGGTTGTCAAATGCTGTGACTATTTCTTTACCTAAATCACTTATTGTATCTGTAAGAATACCCCAAATAGCAGCTAATTGATTAGATATTTTGTTTAATCTGTTTTGACCTTCTTCATTATCTCTGAAATATTGAGTTAAAGCACCAACAGCCAAACCAATAGCAGCTAAAACAGCACCTAAAGGAGTAGCAATGAAAGCAATAGCAGCTCTAGTAGCTTGTACAATCCTTTGTGTAAAACCTCCTAAAGCTGGACTAATAGCCGATAAATTACCTGTTGCACCTTCTATAGCTTGTGAATATGATCCAACTGAACGCCTAAAGTCTCCGCCTTGTTCTTCTGCTGCTTTTATTTGTTTGTTTAAACCAGCAATGTTTTTATTTGCTTGGTTAAAAGCTTCTGATCCTACTTTTAAATCTCTGTTTCTTTGTTCAGTTAACTTAGCTAGTGAATTTCTAAGGTCTGTTAAAGAACCTTTTTGAGCTTGTGCTGTGTTTATCTCTCTTTTTCTCTGAACGTTTAACTTTTGTAATTCAGATTTGTTTAACGCTATTAATTCAGCATTATCTCTATATTGTTGGCTATTCTGTTTACCTTGTTTGGCTAAACGTTTATTTTCAGCCTCTAAATCTTTAGTTGCTTTTGTTGTTCCCTCTATCGCTTTAGTTAGATCTGTTACATTTTGTCTAGCAGCGTTAGAATCAACCTCAATCCTTAATATTTCTGTTTGTGTAGCCATTACTTTTTATTATATTTGTAATAGCTTTTCGTTTCGAGTTAGAAGAGTTGTTTTGTTTTCATATCTAAAGAGGGGTTTTTTGTTTCCCCTCTTTTTTTTATATTTTAACTAAGTTACATTTTGTTGTACTTCCATCTCCTTTATATTGGCTTATCTCTTCTAAATAATAAAACCCACTATCTAAACTGAAATCTAAATAAATAGGTGTTAAAGGCTCGTAGTTTTGTAGGTCTAACTCGTTTAGGTTTAAATAAATAGGTAATGTGATAGGGTTGTTTAATATCCTACCAAATAGATTAAAACTTCTTTCTATTAGTGTTTTCCCTATGTATAATTGGTTAGCTCTACCATACTCATAATTATCAAAAGATAAAGTAAAAAGATTTTTGTTAAGTTCGTCTGATAATATTTTGTTACCTGTTGCATCTGAAACCTTGCTAACATCTTGTTTAGCAAAATAAGCATAACCAATAATATTAACATTTGGAGTAGACCCTATATTTATAACAGAATAAGAATTACTAAAAGCTTCTACTTCTGAATCTGGAACAGCTATTAACTTCCTTGGTTTTAAGTCTTGGTCTTCACCTTGAATGTTTAAAAAAGGGATATAAGGAAGGTAGAAATTCCAAACAGTACCATTTAAAGGAAATGTAAAAGAATCTTTTGTAGCTGCGAATTTACTTGTGAAAACGTCTCCTTCATCACTTAAATTATCATTATCAATAACTATTTTACCATCTCCTAAACCATCTTTAGCGACAGTTTTAAACTCTCTTAATTGCACATCGTTATCATCTTCTTGATACCTTAAATAAGACGTTTTAAAGTAGTTTTGAACAGCTTTAGTGAAGTCTACATCTATATCTTTAGAATCGTCTATTTTATCGCTGTAATCCTTGAATTTATTCTTATTTCTTTCTAAATCATTAAACTTATTAAGTGTTAAAACTCTTTTCTTAGAGTCATAAGTAGAAACAACACCCAAAGAAAACATTATATCTTTAACGAAATCACTTTGTTTAATCTTCGGTAAAGCTGAATTAATATCATAAGGTGCTACAGCTCCCGTTAGTTCATAACTAAAATAGGCATTTCTTAATCCACCAGATGAGGTGTTTATAGATCTTGTTATAAAATAATTATCAGTACCGGGATTGTTTTCTTTTATAAAGAATTTAATTGTATCTCCTTGTTTTATTAAAGGAAAATCATTTTCATATTCCTCAAAAGTAACATAGTAATTACCACTAATTAAAACAGAACTTGTTATACTTAAAGCTGTGTTTATATCTGGTTGTGGTACTCCATTTTGAGTCCATTCTATTTTTAAATCAACATTATCATCAGTCAATAAACCGTGATAACCTAACAACCTAAAAGCTACATAGAAGTTATCTATATCATAATCGGCTGTAAAAACTCCTCCGTTCCATTGTGGATCATTATCACTTAAAGGAAAGTTAATTAACTCAAAGTTATTTTTATCTATTAAATCTCCCTCATTAGGTGTAAATGTTTTATTTAGGTTAACTCTGTCAAAACTAGATAAGTTCTTACCTGCTGTTGTTATTGTACTTGTAAATAAAGGATCATTAAATAAACTTCCTTTAGTTTTAATACCTACAGAATCAAAGATGTTTTTAAATATTGTATGATCGTAAACCCCTACTTCAAAATCATCTATACTAAAAGAATTGTTAACTCTATCACTATTACCACCATTATCAACAGGAAAGTAAAAATAACCTTCCGTGTTACCACTAGCCCCAATTATTGAAGATTCTTCAAAGTTATGATTAAGGTGTCTTAAATCGTAAGTTGTGCTGTTTGGATTGCCTATCTGTTTTTCATAAGGCTCATTAATAAACCTGTCTTTAATAAGATCAAACCAATCACTATTACCACCAAAAAACCTAATTTTAATCTCTTTTTTCGATTGATTTGTGCTTAAAACTTGGTAATAACCACTACTTAAAATAGCGTTATTCTGTCTTATTTCACCTTCAAACCTCCTAAAAGCTCCTATATTATCGTGATTAAGATTAGATAAATACCTAAATATTCTATTGTTTTTAGATGTTAAAGGAATGTTAAAACCTATTGATACATCACCAAACCTTAAATCAAACTGACCTATCTTAGAAACGGATTTACTAATAGCAAAAACCTCATCTTTAAATAAATCTATTTCTTCACCTTGTACAATTAACTGTATCATTGTTGTTGAATTATTGTATCTGGTAGATTAATTTCAAAACTAATATCTCTTGTTTTATCTCCTTCGTCATTAATAACAAATTTACCTTGGTTAATTGTTACCGTTTGCCATTTACCGCTATCCATTAACAACTGAACTTTAACCGATCTTCTGATTTGTTGTAAAACCTCTTGTTCATTCTTAGTTAACAATTGTGAACGAACTAAAATAGATCTATTAGAGTTTGTTTTAATATTGTCGTTTTGGGTGTCACTATTAATAAAAGTATTATCCCAATTGCTTGTTATATCTCTTTTAATATTGATCTTTTGAGTTACATTTTCAGAATAAACAGCTTTACCATCAAAGTACCAAGATTCAAAACCTCCTAAATCATTCAACCATCTTAAAGTAACCCCATAAGGAGAACACGAGCATTTATTATTAACCTTTTTAGATTCGCTGATAAATTCAATTGGACCTTTAAAAGTTATATCATCCATGCGTAAAATGTAACCAGTGCCACTATCAATATCAAAATTTAACTCTTCATAGAATGTAAACTGTAGTGAATCTGTTGTTTTAGCTTCAAAAGTTAAAGAAACAGGATACCAATCTTCAAACGTTGGATCTGTTGTAGAATATAAATTTTCTGGATTTAAAAAGAATGGTGAAATAGTACATTCTTCATAAGTGTAACCGTTTGGAAGGAAATAGAAATAACCGTTGTAAATATGTCTAGGGTCTGGATCTGTATCTTTCATGCAAACATAAGCTAACAACTCATAAGTTCGACCTTCAACAACATTTATAGAGCTGTCATTTTCAAAGATAGTATAAACCTTATTAGGCTGATCCATTGATGACTTTCCGCAACTTATAGTCCCCCCCGTTGATCCTGTTCTGGAAGTGTTTTGATAAGTAAAACTGGAGCATATCTCATTAGGCGTGGAGTTAAAAATAGTTATACCATCAACATCGAACCCTATTGTACCCCCCTCAAAAGTACCGTTATTTGCATCTATAAAAGTATTTCCGGGTATAATTATAAACTGAATATTAGCATAAGACCAATCACACTCACTAATATTATTAGAGTCTAATTCACTTTTTATGTTAGGATCTACAGTATAAACACCATCACTCAAATAATCTATCTTATAATTGTATGATAGAACGTTATTATCTTGTGAATCAAACAACTCTAGACTAACAAAAACATTGTCTGAATCTTCTGACAAAGAGAATGTACTATTAGGTATTATTGAATTAAGGTAAAAAGGTTTATCATAAAAATAACTTAACTCGTTAAAGTGAGTTAATATCTTTGGTGTTAAAGTATCTTCAATGTTTAAAACATAATCGCCAAAATTACCGCCTAAATTATCTTGAAACTGTTTGCATCCATAAACAGCATAATTAAAGGCTAAACAAAGGTTTTCAGACGTTCCATTATAAATAGAAGTAAAACTATTTAGCTGAATGTTTACTGTTTCGCTTAAACCAACAGTACCAAAAGCAACTCCTACCCCTGTTACATCGTTGTTAGGTGTTACGTTTATTAGGTAAATACCACTAGAAGAAATAGAGGTTGAACCTAAAAGATTTCCGTTAGTATCATAAATACCAAAACCACAATTATTAAAAGAACCTGATAAACTTACATCAATACTAAATTGATATGTGTTGTTATTTACTAAAGATATGTTTTGATATAATATCTCGGAATAAAACGGTCTAACATTACCAGATTGAGTAATAGAGGTTGTCACATTACCAACACCCGCAACCCATACTTGATCAAAAGAAGATGGTATAGATTGCGTTAACCAATCATCTAAACCATTTGAAAAGCCATCATCTTCATAACCCTCAAAAGGAACACAGTTATCATATTCATCATCTTCAAAATCAGAAGTATAATTAACTATTTTGCTACCCTCAACCCTATCATAACTTTCCGCTAATTGTAAATGAAAAGAAGTCCATCCTAAATGCCTGTTTTCATCTGTGTAATCAAAATCAGCGTTTACATCTGGTTTAATAAATGATTTAACATCTACATAACCAATATTATTAACTCCATCATCAGTAAAATCTATTTCAATAGTTCCAACCTCTATAAGTGGCTTTGAATCATCTGTGTTATATGGGTGACCTTCTCTAGCCCCTACAAAAACTTTAGCTAAACCTAAATAGTTCCTATAAAACTTTATAGCTGTTCCTGTTGTTGAAGTAACACCTGTAGAAATAGCAACATCTAAAACAATATCTAAACCGTCTATTGATTTTATTTGAAAATTACCACCATCTAAATCTTCTATACCAGTTCCATCTATAGTAGCAAAATCTAAAACTTGAAACTCATCATTAACAGACAAACTAACTACAGTACCTTGTAACCCTGAGTTATAAGTTACATTTGTTATTGTAAATGTGGTGTCAATTTTATTTATAGGGAAAAGATCACTATCTAATTCATATCTAAGCGGTAATTCTGAACTGTTCCACTTGCTTAAGAATCCGTTTGATAGTGTTTTTTCTGGGCGTGTTACGACTGAAATAGGCATAACACAAATATAATCATTTATTATCTTTGAAAGTTTTGAAGCTAGTTCTTATGTTATTCAGTATGCTTTCTCCTACTGCTTCTTTGGTATTCTTTATTATCTCGTCACTAGGAATAGATAAAAGTCCCTTTGTGCCTTCGTAACCGTTTTTATTAATGTTTGTGTAAACAGCCCAAGGATTAAGGTTTAAACCCCTATCTAGTACCCATTGTTCTATCTGTTCAAAAAATCCATTACCTCCACTCCCTCCTTCTGGTGTTGGTTTCCTTCCATCTTCTAAAGCTGTAATGTGTTCGTCACCTGTAAATATTAAAGTATTAGTGTCTTTTACGGTGTACTTAATAGATTGAGCAGTTTGACCGCTTACTACCCTGTTATTATCTTGTAGTGATTTTCGGTATAATTGGACTCCCTGCTCTCCCTGTTTGGTTAATATGTCTTCTAATCGTTGCAATCTATTATTTCAGTTTGTGTATTACAGAATATATCACAATAAGTGTTTTGATCTCCAATACTTAAATTAATAGTTAACCCTTTGCCTAAACCAATATAAGAACCATCTCTAAAAAATTCAGACATAGTAAAACCGTTAACAGTTACATCAACATTTCTTTTAACGAACCATAAAAAATCTTTAGCTAATTTATCAGCTTGTATTTCTGCTTTTTGTTTCTGTTCTGCTGATGGGTCTCTTTCTACATTAGCAACAAACACAAAAGAAGCATCATAAGTAATTAAGTTTCTTTGAGCATCGTTTAAATCTCCTGTTTCAGATAGACTAACTAAACCAACAAAAGGCGGTTTATTCTTTGAAGCCCACTTTTGTAGCCTTGTAGGTGTTTCTTTTACATAATCAATATGTAATTGTTTAGCTGAAACTTCAAACAGCTTTAAAATATACTCTAATGATGTTAAATTACTCATTATCTCTTAGTTTTTAGGCTTCTGTAGATGTCTTCACACCTATTAAGCTCACTCTTATATTCCTCCCACGCATAAACAAACCCGATACTAAATTCCATAACCTTGAGGGAATTGATAATATTTCCTTCGGATAACGAATGTATGTTGCTAAAACTACCCCACTTGTTAGAAAGATCGTCATAACGTGCTTGATAATACGCGTCATCAGGCTTTTTATTAACCATGTTTTCTGCGTGTTCTCGCTCAATTCGTTCAATTTGCTCAAAAAAAAACAACCTAAAGTATAAGCTTCATCTGTTGGCATAGTTTCTAACACTTCGTTAAAGACTTCTTCATAGTCTTCTGTATCGTAAACAAGATCTAAACCACAAACAGCGATACAAGTAGCCATAACTTCTAGTTTATCCTTTGTTTTAGACTCATCAGACAACGAACTAACAGCGTTTAATATATTATAGTACCTACCAGCTTTAATCTCTCTGAACTCCTTATTTATCCTGTAATACTTACCAGTTGACAACCTTTTTATATCGGTAGGTAATTTACATTTAGGTTCTTCGCTAATAAAGTTTAATTGACCGTTTAAACGTTGAAATAACTCTGGTTTATGAGGTTTTAACCACCATTCAAGATCTAAACCAGTAAAAAGAGAATAAATACGCTCGTTTTTATTTGGCTTATCATCTTCTAATATCTGATTATATTCAATGAAAGTTTTAAACGGGTAATCATTCCATGAATCACCAACAGAAAAAGACTCCTGTTTATTTCCAAACCATATTTTTAAAGGATTAAGCATTTACTTAGTTTCAATACTCTCTTTTAATTCTGCTTTGTTTTTAGGTTTCCTCCCTCTTTTAGGTTTTTCAGTTTCTTGAACTAATTCAGCAACACCTTTATCAATTAACCTTTCAGCATTTTGTTTAGTGGTTAACATTTCACCGCTATAGGTCAAATACTTATTTATAAACTTAATTTTAACTTTTTCCATACTGCAATTTAACTATAAAATTGTTAATATGTTCTAAGTTGTCAAGCCTAGCTTCTGAAACGTGTCTAACTAAATAATAATTACTAAGCTGTTTAATCCTTTTAGATTGAATTATTAAAGTAGTACCGCAATCTGTTTTTTCTATGTATATTTTGTTTCTTTTATATTTTCCAACCTTATAAAATATATTGTTAAAAGGTGAATCTTGATAAAAGTTAAAATAGTTTCTAGCTTCTTCTAGTTTCTTAACATATCTTTTTTGACTGTAAGCAAACGACAAGCTAATTAATAACGCGAATGTTAAAATAGTTTTTTTCATGTGTTAACATATCCAACTATTAAGCCAATTAGTAAAAAATGAAACTACCTCTATCTGATACTATCATGATGTTATTCGCTTTTTCTGAAATATAGATAATATCACCGCTTTTTGTCTTATAAATAAGATATTCAAAACCGTTTAATTCTTTAACCTGATAAAAAGTTAAAGACATCGTTGTATAAGTTTCTGTACTTTCTCCTTTGCCACCATACATAATATATTTATCTGAAAAGTAAAACGAAAATTTTAACATTTCTTTTTTTGTTGTTGATGTTACTGTTCTTAGTGAATCTGTGTTAATAAACTTGATTTGTGAAAATGATACTAATGAAACTATTAAAAGTGCTAGTGTTAAAATTGTTTTTTTCATGGTTATTTATTTAAAATTCTTTGTATTAAGTTTCTGTTTTTTAGTTTTTTAATGTCTTCTTTTAGTATTTCTACATAATGAGAAGAAGCTTTTAATTTGTTTTCAATTACTTCTAGCTGTTTGCTTTCTATTCTGTCCAATGCTTCTTGGCAGAAATAAATCTGTTTATCTAAAAAAGAACCTCCTCTACACGTTTTAACTATCTCATAGTGTTCAATCATTGAATTATCTTTTGAGTGAATAAAAGCAGTGTAAAACATCTCACATTTATCATAATATTCTTTTTCTTCTCTCGTTATTTCTACTTTTAGATCTTTTTTATTCATTATCCAAATGTTTTATTTAATGGTTCTAAAATGTCTTTTTCTATTATCTCTCCAAAAGTTTCTTCTACAACTTCCAATTCTTTAGGTAAAGCGTTTTCTGTGTAAACATTACCATCATTCATCATAGCTGATATTTTATGGTAAGTAGTTAAGCCTGATTTTGTGCTTTTTGTTTCGATAATATCATATCTTAACTCTTGTTGCTCTGGTGTTAAACAAGAATATAAAGCAGATGTTTTTTTTACTGTGTATTTCATGATCTAATTTTTTCTAATCTGTTTGATGTGGAATCATTTATAAAACCTTTATCTAAAGGTCTGTTTTTAATATGTTTTTTACTTAATACAGAAGAAAAAGTTACCTGTTTTTTCTCTAGGTACTTATAAATAAACCCGTTATAATATTCTTCTATTAACTTACATTCATAACTAAATTCATCATCAATAAATGTTTCTTTTATTACTTCTGCATAACAGTAAAGACCTTTTTTGTCTTCAATTTCTTTTGTTAAGCTGTTTAAATAAACTTTTACAATTTTCATATCTCGTTCTTTTATATTATTAAGCTACTTTTCTAATTGTGTTACCTTCAACAACAAACTCACCTCCTGTTGTTCTAGCCATAAATACAGCCATAGCTTCTGTTAAATTTGCCATTTTAGGATCAACAAACCATAACCCTTTTTGACCTTGTTCTGTTGTGTGTTTTTTGATTAAGTTTTTCATATCTCGTTGTTTTGTGATACAATACTAATACCATAATTTTATAAAAACAAGATACGACCTAAAAAAAATAAAAAAAAGAGCCGAATAATATAATTAAACGGCTCAAACCAACTAAAACAAATTAATTACCTCTCTTGTATTCTAAAGAAACTACCTGTCTCTAAAGTTACATTATTGTTACCACTGTTGTTTCTTACTTGTAGTTTTAAGAAGTCGTTTCTATCTAAAGTACCTCCATAAACAACATTAAAGAAAGCAACATCTCTACCTCCTACTAAAGAGTTTATAGGTCTTGTTGTAATAGTATAATCTAAAGGAGTAAAAGAGCTTGTCGCATCATCATATTTCATAAATCTAATACTTAATTCGTTGTTGCTTGTTCCCTCAATAGTTAAACTAGCTGTAAATTCAAACTCTCTAGGAGAAATACCATCATGAGTAAGTTCACCATCTGCATTCCCTGTAAAGTGTTCTGCCCCTGTAGTTAAGAAGATACCCTCTAAATCGTACCAAGTAGAACCAGCACCTATAACAGTTAATTCTTCACTAGTAACGCTAGAACTAGCACCGACATAAGTGTTATTTAAACCTACATTATCTTTCCAATAACTACATAAATCAGATTCTGAAACATTAGGCGTTATGTTTGTGTCCTCTGGATTCAAAGTACTGCCCCTTGTTAATATCATTTCCTCAAGCTGTAAAGTAGAAGGATTAGGGAAATTAGAAGGTGTAAAATCTAGTAAAGGTTGTAAATCTCCTAAATCTACGTTTGCATCTGTAGCAAATCTACTTTGCATAGTGAACCCTACACCAGCCTTAAACAGTGGTTCTGTTGTGGTGTCGCTCATGTTTCTAACAATGGAAGTAACAACCCTGTAACCACCTAACCAAGTCCCTGAAAGAGTTAAGCTAGGTGACCCGCCAAAGCGACCCGTTCCATTTTCTAATCCTTGTCTGTATCCGTTAATTTCACCTAAAGAAGTACAGTCGTTAAAATTAATCCTAGCAAACTCAAAAGCATTAAACCCGTTAACATCTGTTAAGTCATAAACTTGACTATTTGCCCCTGTTACCTCAATTTTATAATCTTTGCCTATTACGTTACCGCTACCACCAACATCAGAAACAAACATAGTATAGTTATCCTCACTACTTACAAGCCCCGATAAATCAAAGTTATAACCTGTTAAATTTATACCTGTTGATGGTACTGTTATTTGAGTAGTCCCTGTATCAATAATACCGTCAATAAAGTATTCTTTAGTTGAGTCTATAGTACCACCTAATGTACTAGCAAAGTTTGTTTGATTAACTATAACCCTTTCAGCTAGTCCGCCAGTAGAACCATTCTCATCTAAAAAAAAAATCGCTTGTAAAGCGTCTCTTAATTCAGTTGCTGTTGTGCTACCTGCTCCAACGCCTAATATATTGTCTGTATCTAAATAAACTGTTGCATTAGTAAACTTTGCTGAATTACTCCGAATCTCTAAAGCGTTATTCTCTGTTATATCTGGTATTATTAACTCAACATCATTCTTACCTGCTGTGTATTGAATATCATTAAAATTAATATTAAAACTTTTACCGTTATCTATAAATTCAAATGTTATAGCCATTTATTATTTATTTTAGTTGATTTATCATAAAAAAAAGCAGTTCAAACAGCATATAAACACCGTTCAAACTGCCTTAATAAATATTAAAAAGAGGTTTTTACACCTCCTTTAATTATGGTTTTGTGATTGCTCCGATAGCAGTAGCAACATCTGAACACTTCATAAACGCATTAGCGTTGTTATTCTCAACTAAGAATTGAAGTTTAGCTGTAACCATCATTGTAACATACTCATCAACAAAGTTAGTTCCGTTAGAATCTGACATTGTTAAATTGATAGAAGTTCTATCTAAGATGTTTCCTTTAGTAGTATCCATTACATAAAGATTATTAGCAGCAACATCAACCAAAGGAATAACAAGAATATCACCAACAAAAGTATTACCTCCTACTTTTGAAATTCTAGGATCTAGGTAATTTCCGTTTGCGTCTTTTGCAGATTCTACTTGTACGAACCAATCCATTTTGTTAACTAATGCAACATTAGATTTGAAGCTACCTAATTTACCTAATACATCAATTTGAGTAGCCATACCCAAAATCAAATCAGCCATGTTAGCGTCTGGTATATTAGCTCCAATAGGTGCATCTACGTTAGCTGGATCAAATTCAGAAGATACATTATCAATAGAGTTTGTTGATGTAGTAGAATTAGTTCCTAACAACAAATCAGTATCAATTTTAAAAGCAATAGAATCATTTAAAATAGTTCTATATCTGTTTTCTACATATCCATAATCAAGAGCGTAATCCTTACAGATATCTACAGTATCTTTGATCTTTACATAGTTAACTTTTTGCTCTCCAATTTCCTCTTTAGTTAAAGAAGTAAATGATTTAGCACAACCAGCTACACCTTGAGCATCTCTTACGATACTAGTTTGCTCTAAGTAAGTGTAAGTTTCCGTAATCATTGGAATACGAGAAAACAAAGAAGCTACTTTAGGCTGTTTCTTTACAATATCAGAAATGCCAGGAGCTAACTGATCTAATACACCTGTTTGAGTTAAATCATTATAAGTAGCATCAGCTTTTAATTCAAGTTCAACCTTACCACCATTTGTAACAAATGATTTGATTTCTGTTGATTTCTTTTCAAATTCTTCTGCAAATGCTGATTTTTGTTCAACCTTAGAAGATTTAACTTCTTTAAGTTTCTCTAATTCAGTACCATTTTTAACTAACTCATCTTTAACAGACTTCAATTCTGTTTGAGCTGTTTCTAATGCTTCTTTAGTAGCTTTTAATTCTACTTCATTTGATTCAATCTTTGCTGACTTCTCGTTAATTCCTTCGATAGCAGCGTTTAGTTTTTCTAAACCTTCCATTTTACTTATTTAATTTTTGAAATTATTTTATTCAACTCTATTAATTCATTTTCAGCTTTTTCTTCAACGGCTTGAGTGTCTTGTGACGGCTCAAGTGCTTTTAGTCTAGCTTCCAAATCTTCAATTCTTTTTATTAATTCTTCTGGTGTCATATTAACTGATTTAAGGTCTAATAGAGGTGTTTCAGAATTAGCTCCTAAAAAGTCTAATGTTGAATATTCCATTAGATTAACCTCTTTTAAAATATTTGCTTTTTGTTCTTGTGACTTCTCTTCTTTAACTGTAACATAACCGATACTATGCTCTAGTGTTTGATTGTTTTCAGCATAGAATTTATAATCTGAAAATGTTTCTTGACCTAATTGTTTTTCTAGGTTGATCTTTGAAACAACATCTAACCCTTTTTCTGTTACTGTCATCTCTATAGGAACCCCTATAGCCTGATTCCAACTATGATTTTTAAGGTGTTTAACCCTTGTCTTTCCACTAGCTTTAAAATCAGAAATAGATTTATTAAATGCTTTAGAATCCATTATGTCACCATAAGAATCAATGTTACCAAACGCACTAACACGAATCTTTACTATTCCTTTTTCATCTACATCTTCAATAGATGATTTAGTATTAAACAGTTTCATCATTATCTACTATTTCTGTTCCTACAATTAATTGAGCTTTATCTTCTTTTATTCCCATTGTATAAACCAAAGTTTGAATCTTTGACTCGTTAGAAATAGGAGCAGTTAAAACAGATGTTATACTATCAATCTTTAATTTATCTTTTTCAGCTTTAGTCTTTTGATCTTCTTGTAGAGCATCAACACTACTTAGATCTTGTACTATCCTTAATTCTTTATTCTCGAATGAGTTATAAGCTGGAATAATAGAATTATAACCGTCAATAATCTTTTCATTATTAGGTATTACAGCACCAGTGTAAAACTTCTTTTCATCAATCTTAACATTACTTTCAGTCGATGCTGTTTGATCGTTAAACATTGTAGCAGGTACAGACAATACATTACAAAGAGTTCTAAGGTCTATTTGACCCCCTTCTAACATTTGCATCTGTTGAGCTGTCATACCTAAAGACTGAACACTTAAATTACCTGTTGATACTATGTTTTTAGCGAATTTATCAGCACCACCTAAAAGCTTATCTGTATTCTTTTGTAAATGCTCTCTTTGGTCTTCTGTCATTATCATATCTGTATTACTTGATATGATATTAGCACCACCTCCATTTTTCAACATTGAAGCTGTAGCCGTGTTACGGTTATTAGAGCTTGTTAGAGTAGAGTAAGCAGCCTGTAAAGGTGATAACCCCCTTTGACCTTTTATACCTATTCTAGAAGGGTTTAAATAAAGATTATGTACTATCTCTTCTGTTGAATAGTTAATTATGTTAGTGTCTTTTCTGTAGTACTCATAGCCTTTTACATCGTTATTCACATCGTATAAAAGGTTAACCATGTTAGACTCCAACAATTCTAATTCAGTAACCAGATCAAAAGAACTAATTAACTTCTTCCAAAATATATCCCCTGTATTAAGGAGATAAATCATAGTTTCAAACCTAAAATCTTTTTCTGTTGTGTTAGGATTAGGATTCTTTATAAGGTCGTTAAGAGAGCTTTCTTCGTCTAATTCCCAACCATCAGGAGTATTTTGTTCAACTACAAAAGGTATGTTTTTAGCTTCTTCACCAATCTTTTTAATAATAGCGTAAGCATCTGGATTAGATGTATATCCTTCATTTATTAAAATATCATCAGTTTGTAAACCACCAAAAGTAAACTGATTATTGATAGGCGTTCCTATAGTGTTAATAGAACCATAGCCAAATGATTTTTTTTCTGTATTGTTTTTAAATAGCTTTTGAAAGAAATTCATTATAATATTTTGCTATTCGGTAAAAATACAAAATATTATTTTATTATTTGGTAGTATGAAAAAATATGCTATGGTAAAAGGTGTGTAAGTGCATAGCGTACAGCATCAATCAAATGGTTATGATCGTCAACAGGAACGTCTTTTAAACTCCATGCATAATTATTAAGTTCTTTGATTAGATTAGGACTATCACCACAAACTACTAATTGATAAGATTGCATCTTTTTAATCCCCGCCAGAACTGAATTAGGTTTCTTTACAACAGGGTATATGTTTAAACCTCCCCTACGTATTTCGTTTATTAGCCTTAATTCGCTGTTATCTGCTATTATATTAGATTTACCACAGTTATTAATAAAAGCCTGTGTAAGTTCTTTAGTACCTAAATGTTTGGCGTATAGTATCTCTTGTAAATATATCTTATCTTTTGATACTGCAACTTTTACAATGGTCGAAGGGTCATTA